GCCGCTGCCATTGGTGCTTAATACCTGAGCGTTGCTGCCATTACTGTTGGGTAATGTCAACGTATTTGAACCCGCAACTGCTGGGGCTTGAATTTCGGTGTAGCCCGAGGTGCTGCCGTTGAGTCTAATAGGCATAATTAAACAACCACCCAAGAGGAGCCTGAAGGAATTGTAACCGTAATGCTGGAATTAATAGTCACTGGTCCTGCTGTTACAGCATTTTTGTTTGCAGTTAAAGTATAACTGGTAGTAACCGTTTGATCATTCTCAAAGAACACCTTATCCGTAGATCCGCCAGTTGCTCCGCCGCCTGCCGCCGCCGCCCAGCTAAGGGTGCCGCTGGCATCACTAACCAGTGCATATCCCGATACCGCTGCATCAGCATTTGGCAATGTCCATAGCACATCAGCCGCAATAGATGATGGAGCTTGGAATCCAACGTAATTTGTACCATTGGCAGTCGCTTCACGGAATCGTGCATCAACCTGATTATCTAAAATCACATTACCTGTTAATGTGCCGCCTGCTAATGGCAAGTTGTTGGATGCCGTACCAGTTAAAGCCGCTGTAATCGTGCCAGCCGTAAAGTTATGGCTTGCATCCCTCGACACAATCGCAGATGCAGTGTTGGCATCTGTGGCAGTAGTGGCTGAGTTGCTTACCTTGCCAGCGGTGCTTATGGTCCCTAAATAAGTGTCGACAATCGCGCTACCATTCCAAGTGCCAGAAGAAATTGTTCCTACACTTGTCAAGCTGCTACTTACAACTGCACTACCAAGACTGGTGGCATCTAAAACTTTAGTACCGGCAATTCTATATTCTTTAGCGCTTGCAATATTGATATGTTCACTGAATGTCCAGGCATCTGTTGCATCGAGCCAATTGATTGTTTTATTAGTAGCACCTCTAAGGGTAATTCCACCGCCGTCAGCAGTTACGTCACTAGGGGTTGCAACAACGCCCATTTCAATATTTTTATCTTCTATTAGTAAAGTCTCAGCATCAAGAGTAACTGTAGTTCCTGTAACAGTCAGACTGCCACCAATATTGACGTTACCTCCTATCCCGACACCGCCGGCAACTACTAAAGCTCCGGTACCTGAAGAAGTAGAAGCGGTGGCATTGGTTGTAGATAGCGTTCCGCTCGTATTAATATTGGCAGTTGCCCAATCACTAATAGCAGTATGAGCTATTGAGATATTCACATCTGTTGCACTAGTGATCCGGCCTTGCTGGTCAACTATGAACTGTCCAACCGTATCGCCATCGCCATAAGTCCCTGGAGTAACAGTAGTATTATCCAGATCAATAGATATATTATTAGTTGTTGCTGTTGTTGTTATTCCATCTGCACCACTAATTGTTAAAGTTTCTGTCCCTAAGCTAATTGTTTGATTGGTCCCAGTATCGGCTGCGACGACAAGATCTGTCAATACGGTATTTGTGGTTGCCGATGTAATTCGGCCCTGTTGATCGATAATAATACTTGGGACTGCTGTTGATGAACCATAAGTTCCTGGAGTAACGGCAGTATTATCTAAATCAATTGACACACCATTTGTCGTCGTTGTCGTCGTTATTCCATCTGCACCACTAATAGCTAAAGTTTCAGTCAACAGATTTATGACTTGACTCGCGCCGGCATCTGCACTTACCGCTAAATCACTCCCAACATTATTAGTAGTAATAGAAGTAATTCGACCTTGTTGATCTACGGTAACCGCCGGAATCGCTGAAGCGGAGCCGTAAATTCCTGGTGTTACTGCGGTATTGTCTAAATCAATTGTAGTTAAACCGGTGGTATCGTTATACGCGGAACTGAGCCCAACTCCGCCAGAAATTGCGGCGCCAATAATGTCCTGTACTGTTTCCGTAAGATCAGTATTAGCTAGATAATCGAGAGGTGTTAATGCAGCCCCCTCAACCATGTATAGTTTATTTTGATCTTTTGCATAACAAAGCTCACCATCAACCAGGTCAGGCAACCCGGCGAGGATGTTGGCATAGCTACCCCGCACAAGTTGAATCTTTGCGCGATTAGCGGGCGTAGGCATCGACCAAGAAAATCTAGACTAGTATTCCTTATAATCCAAAATTACCAGCATCCAAATTCAGCGATTCTATTGCGGAACGGAGTTCTATCCAATCCCCATCTTTTCTCACATAAAAGTTACCATCGTTTGGAGCTTCTTCGACACCACCACCTCCGCCACCAGCGTACTTGTAAGTCTGAGGTAAATATCGAGATACCCACGAAGATCCATCCCACATTAAAATATGGCCGACAACTGGGTCTGGGACAAAGACATCCTTCAGTTGGTTTAATTCAACGTCTGTAGCCACGAGATCCTGGCCATCGCGCCCCGAGCGCCCTTGATGCCCCTGCTCACCGGCTGGTCCCTGAAGGCCTTGTAGCCCCCTCTCACCACGTACTCCGTTCTCTCCTGACTTTAGATTTGTCGCATATTCAACCGCTGCATTTATTGATTTTATTCTTGTTTCTTCTTTTTGTTTTAATATAACTTGCTGGATCTCATTTTGTATTTGCTTGGTTACTAAAGAGAAGATCTTTGCATCTAATCCAGATTCTGCTGGACTAATATCTGCCCCCGGGAACAGGAACCGCAAAGCGTCCGAAACTTGACTTATTTCTTCAAGATTTAAACCAATAATTTTAATTGACCAAATCGCTTCTAATCCATCGATCGTCGGCAAACTTTTTATTGATCCACTCGCCCCTAAGGCAATTGGCGGTCTATTGTTGCTATTAATTTCAATTACATCAATAATTGCACTTAAAAGCGCATCAGCAAGAATAGCTCGCCGAATGGATTCTGCAGAAGTAATCCTAACGGCCATTCGCGCTAAATGCCTAGGCTAGGCTGCCTATCTCTTTGCTTTCTTGGTACCTTTGCCTGGTGCAAGTCGGCCATTGTTCCCATGACCATTTCTAGCACGATTTTTTTTTGGATTTTCAAGTTTGAATCCGCCGCCAGCGACATGGCTTACATCTGGGCCGCCTTTACCCATTAACCCACGAGCTCTTCTTTCTCTTGCTAATTCAGCTCTATAATCTTTGGCTTCTGGCGTGGCATTTTTTTTCTTGTCATATGCTAATTTTTTTTTATATGCTTCAGGGTTGCTGGCATAGAATTTTGCACTGCGGCCTTTAGATGCCATCTTATTTCCCTCCTTTCTTCCGCCGGGATGACGCTCCGTTTCTTGTTTCCTTCGCAACAGGAGAGGCTTTAGCAGCAAGCTCACTTATGACTTTGTCACTTTTGGTCTTGCTTTTACCCAAGTTGACAGCCAGTAGTTTTGACATTGCCATTACTTATCCTTTTTCTTAGGTTTCCGCTTTGCTTTTGACTTTTCCTCTTCTTGCTGGAATTTCCTTGCTACTGCCGGCTCTGAAGCATAAAGAAAGCGCTTTTGTTTGGCAGATTTAAATGGCATGTCAAAACAATGATCCGTCTTTATTCGTTGACCCTGGCGCGTAAGCAGGATTGCCTAAGCTTCCATCGTTAACTGGGTCATTTATTTGACGCAATGTGATCTCAGGATGCCCGGCGACAATATCAATATCGATATTAATCCCATTGATATGCCTGGGACCATCTAAATATTCAATCTCTTCGTTCATTTTGTATCAATTATTGGTTCGGATTTAATTTTAGCTGCTGTTTTGATTTCTTCCAATGTCTCCTGCTTATTACGAAGTGGTACTTCTGACTGAGTACTCTTAGCGGTCTTCAGCATTGAAGGATTAGCCCGAGGTGCTTTTTCAATCCAGCCTTCTTCCGATAACTCACGAGCCTGTATAGTAAAATAGACCTTGCGCTCTTCACCATCTTTGATGAACACGGTTGGTAGTTTTTCTAAATGCATAATAAAAAAGGGTGACCCGAGCCACCCTTATTATTCCAGCTAACCGGAATTATTTAACCTACGTTTTCAACGGCATCAAGGAATGCAGCACCAACAGTAGCTGAACCAGTGCCAGCAGCAATTGTGTACTTAACCAGATTGTCGGTATCGCATAAAGCTCCACGAACATGGCCAATGCCAACGCCGTTTAGATCCAAATCAGTAGCTCCAAAAACAACGTCACGGCCACCAACGTTAAAAGTAACAGTAGCATTGCCGGTAATGGTGGTATTCAGTAGGATGCAACGAATAGTCTTAATGCTTGTGAATGTAACGCCAGGGTTAACGTCCGAAGTAGTGACCACCATGTTGGCGTCAACATCAAACTTCTCGCGAGGGAACATACCGGTAGAAAGAGCAGCCATGATTTTTTAAAAGAACAAAGTTTCCAACCAGTGCCTGTAGTAACAGTCGGCCTTGGTCTTATCCTAGCATTCCCAAAAAAAGAGGGGCCGAAGCCCCTCATATAACTTGTATTAGTTTATTATTAATCAAGCGTTAGCGTTAATGTTGGTCAAGCGAGCAGCACTACGGCCATTCACCATAGCCAAGCCACAATACCATTCAACACGAATTACAATCTGAGGAGAAGCGGTAGATTCACCCAGGTCGCGCACTTGAATGCTGCCGTTCTGAATGCCAGTCAGCAAGTCATTACCGAAAGTAACGATATACATAGACTGATCAGTAACACTAGAATCCAAGATAGGAGCGTTCTGATGGTCGCGATCCAACTCAATTACTGGTAAGCCAGCATATACCATCTGCTGATAGCCGAATTCGTTACGAGCGATATCGATCTGAGCTGAGGTACGAGCTTGCTTTGTCAGGTGACGACGAGCAGACTTGGACATTACCAAGTACTTGGTACCACCTTGAGCATCTACGGCATCAATAGCTTCGTCTAATTTACCAAGATCCAAAGCGGCAGCGCTGCTGCCATTACGGATTACTTGGCTGTTAGTAGCATAAGCGCCAGCAGGCATGCGAGCAGCTAAGCCATCAAACTCACTAGGGGACTGGTCAGAGTCGCCGTTGATGAACAATGACTCCCAAGCCAAACGCATGGCGCGAGTTTTTGCCTGCACTTGATAAGCGCGGGACTCTGGACCTTCAAGTTCAAGGATAGCGCGGTCAATTTTGATATCACCACCGAACAAACGGAGGCTTTCGGATTGCTGACTTACTTCAGCATAAGCTTCAGCATAGTTAGCATTATAGTTACGAAAACCTACATCTCCGAGTGATTCTTCACGCTTCCAGAATAAACCGTTACCTTGGATTTCGCGGAAAGGGAGGACGCTTAGCAGTGGGCCAGCGGCAAGCTCAGAAACAATTGCTAGTTCTTGAGGATTACTAGCATGCTTCTTGGCTTCAGACAGATTTAAAGCCATTTTACAAAGACTCCTTGAGAGTTAGAAGAAAAGGAAAGGTGAAACGTGTTCAGAGCGTCTCGCCCTGGCATCGGAACACCCTGCCTGCCTAACCATCTCGGCCAGCCAAAACCGGGTGCTTTCTATCTTATAATTCCAAAATTAATTATTCTTCCCAATAAAAAGCCCCTTTCGGGGCCTTTATGACTAGCTAAAAGCTCTAAGGAATAATTCTTCTCGAGATAAACCGCTTAAATCTTCTACTGGCATGCCATTGCTATCGGTCCCAGCATAATTCAAGCCAGCACCTGAACCTTTAATTCCTTTGAAGAAAGTGCCATACACAGGATGAAGCTTAAAGCTTGAGATGTATTCCTCCGGTGTGATGCGCTTGCCGGTTTCGCTATCAAGGATTGGATCTCCCTGTGCATCAACAACAGTTAAGGAACCATCTCGCTCCTGGCGGAATCGACCGCTAAGTTGCTTCGCGAACATATCAAAAAAAGATACATTATCAGCAGCATCCATCCTGCCGCCGGCAGAGTTGAATACTTTCTCTAAAGCATAACGTTTCTGAAACTCAGCGTTTTGTTCCTCCGCTACTCGAGCCTTTGCTTCCGCTTCGGCTGCTTGACGGCCATATTTCTCTTCTATAGCTCGAATGGATTCGCCGTAACGTGATTCAATTTCTGCGGCTCTGGCTGCATCTGCTTGTAGCCTTTGATATTCGTCCGGGTTGATTTCCGCAAATTTTGAAAGCTGCTGTTCCTTCTCTCTGATTTGACGTTCATATGTCTTGCGAGCTTCGCGTTCGGATCGCAATGCTTTCATCAAGCTTGCTACTTCATCCGGGGAGTAAGCCTTACCTTCCGCTGGTGCTTCTTGCGGTGCATTATCTTGAGCTACGGTCTCCATCTCGGAAACTTGAGTGTTGTCTTCAGCCATAATAATAGGGAATCACTCCCTGAATGAACGGGCTAGTATTCCAACTAGTGATCAAGCAATCTTAACAAAATTAATCGTAGTTTGTTTTACCCAATAAGCACCAGATTGATTCTCTTGCAAAAATATCGAACTT